GGTAGAGTCATCCAACGAGACTGCGCGAACCGGTCAGATCACCGGCGTTTTTGCGGATGCCATCAACTGGGCGACAGCCGAAAACGAGCACTTCGGCGTGGCGCTCAAGGCCAACACCGCGGCCAACGAGGAGTGGAACAAGGCAGTCAAGGCCGCGACCAGCGCGGAGGACTACTTTAACCTCGCCTTGCAGGACTGCTCGAGCGAGGCCGAGCGCCAGCAGCTTATCACGGACACACTGTCCAAGACCTATGACAAGGCGGCGGACAGCTACTACGCCAACAACCAGCAGGTCATCAACTCGCGGCGTAATCATGCGACACTGGACGAGATACTTGCTAAGGTCGGTGACACCAGTGCTAAGCTGAAAAATCAGCTGTGGGTGCTGGCCGGTGCCGCCGAGGACGGTTCCATCCGCTCCGGATCGGCGCTGGACTGGGTGCAGCAGAAGACGGAAGCCTTCGGCACATGGGTCGAGGGGCTTGACCTGTCTGCGCTCAAGCAGCAGTTTGATGAGAATTTTGCGCAGGGTCTGCAAAAGGCCGGGGATGCGATGGACTGGTGCCGGGAGCACGCGGACGGGCTGAAGACCGGCGTCAAGCAGCTGGCCGTGGCCTTCGGGCTGGTCAAGCTGGCGCAATTCAACCAGAGCGTCGCGGGCGGCGCGTCGGCACTGCTCGGCATGGGAAAGACCGTGCTGACGATGACCGGCGTGCTCGGCGGCCAGACAGCCGCGACAGGCGCGGCCACGGCGGCGCAGACCGGGCTGAACGCCGCGATGAGCGCAAACCCGATCGGCGCGGTAATCCTTCTGATCGAGGGCGCGATTGCGGTCGGTGTGCTGCTGTATAAAAACTGGGACACTGTAAAGGCCAAGGCCGGAGAGGTATGGAACAGCATAAAAACAGCGTTCGGCGGCATCAGGGACAGTATCACGGGCGCTTTTTCGGCTGCTAAGGAAAAGGTCGCGGGCTTCTTCTCGTGGCTTAACCAGAAGATCGAGAGTGTGCCGATTCTCGGCTCCATCTACAAGGGCGGCAAGAATACCGTGTCGTGGATTGCCGATCGGTTGGACGGCAACGCCATGGGCACGCCCTACTGGCGCGGCGGTCTGACCCGCGTAAACGAGCGCGGCGGCGAGATCATGAACCTGCCGAGCGGCACGCAGATCATTCCGCATGACGTAAGCGTCAAGACGGCAGGCGGTCGGAGTGTGACGGTCAACGTCAACATCCAAGGCAACGTGATCGGCAACCGTGAGTATACCGAGCAGGTCGGTGAGTACGTCGGCCGCAAGGTGCTGGCGGCGCTCGGCAACACATAAGGAGGTGCGGTGCGTGTACAAGATTATCATCTCGGTCAACAACAACGAGGAGGTCTGGACGCTGCCGCACTGTCCGCCGGATTTCCAAATTCCACAGCCGGAGCAGCACCACGAGACCTACGAGGGCCTGAGCCGAGACTATCGCCGCATCGGCACGCTTGGTCTGCGGCATATGGAGTGGACGGCGCTGCTTCCGGTGCACCGGTACTCCTTCATGCCGTCCGAGGCATCTGCGGACGGCTGGGCGTATGTCGATTTTTTCAGTCGGTGGCGCGACAAGAAAGTGCCGTTCCGGCTGATCGTACTCGACAGCAAGGGCGCTTCCCGGCTTAACATGCCGGTGACGGTGGACAGCTTTGACGTCACCGTGCGCCGCAACGGCGATCTGGAGTATTCCATCGCTGTGACAGAATACCGATTTATCACATGAGGAGGTGCGCCGCATGGCGGCAGGCTATGTAGACGAGCACAAGCTCGTGCTGTACCGCGACGGCGCACAGCCGCGCGACATTACGGCGTTTGCCAGTGATATGACGCTGACGGACGACCTCGACACGCTGGCGGCGGAGCTGACGTTTACGACGTTTATCTCGCCGTGGGACAAGTACACGCCCAAGCTGGCGCTTGCGCCGGGCGACAAGGTGCGCGTGACCAATCAGGGCAAGACCGTGTTCTCGGGCATCATTATCACGGTGACGCTGGACGGCGGTGTCACCGCCTATGACCGCGGCTGGTATCTCAACAAGAGCGAGATCGTGCTGCAGGTCAACAACCTTGCCGCCGATCAGGTGATTCGCAAGGCGTGCGCCAAGGCGGGCGTGACGGTCGGCAAGGTGTGCAGCCTGCCGACCAAAATCACGCAGCTGTGGACAGGCTCAACGCCGTCCGACATCATCAGCGATGTACTGGACACCTGCGCGGCGGCGACCGGCAAAGAGTACCGTCACAGGGTAGACGATACCGGTCTCGTGGTGGAAGCACTACCGGTCTCTCCCATCAAGGCATACCACAAGCCGGCGAAAAATATCGCCGCGTTTGACATCACCTGGGCGCTCGGCCAGGTGAGCGGCGAGGACAGCACCCAGGACACCTACAACGCTGTTGTCATTGCCGCCGAGGACGACGGCAAGGCGTACATCGGCGCACAGGCGTCCAATGCCGCATCCATCAAGCGCTACGGCTTTATGCAGCATATCGAAACGGTCACGGAAAATCCCGGCACGGCGGTGCTCGGTCAGATGGTCAAAAACCTGCTCAAGAATGCCGACAAGGTAGGGCAGACGCGCTCTATCTCGGAAATCTGGGGCTGTGATGAGGTGCAGAGCGGCGTTGTACTGCGGTTTAACTCTCCGGCGTTTGGCATCAAGGGCAACTACCGTATTACGCGCGTGGAGCATCACTACGGCGGCGCAGGGCACACCATGGCTCTGGAAATCACGGCGCTCGAGCAGGTGAGAGCCGCCGCCGAGGGCAAGACCGACGCGGCAGCCATCAAGGCCGCCAGCACGGACAAGGTGCAGGTGTTCGGCCTGCCTGATCTGTCTGGCGGCAGTGACAGCGGCTCGGGCGGCACGATCGTCAAGGCGCTGTTTACCGCCTACTATCCGGCCAACAACGCTCTGGAGGGCGGTTATCTGGACGCGCAGGGCAACAGGCTCGACCCAAGCAAGCACACCTGCGCCGCACCGCCGTCTGTGCCGTTTGGTACGAAAATTACCGTCCGTGACACCGGCACAAGCCTCGACGGCACGACCTACACGGTCAACGACAGAGGCGGCGCGATCCAGATCAAGAACGGTGTGTACCACTTTGACCTTCTGATGAGCAGCAATGCCGAGTGCAATCGCTGGGGACGCAAAAACGGCTCTGCGATCATCGGCGGCTCGGGCGGCGGCTCGGGCAGTGCGGTGTCGTTTGTCAATACGGCACTGGGCGAGGTCGGCT